TATATACCAGTTTTAAGTCAACTTATAGAGGGTGCATTTTCTTTCTTTAAAAATAAGCAAGAGCAAAAAAAGATAGAAATACAGGGAAATATTGAACGAATAGAGCGCTCAGATAATAAAGAGGCTGAGTGGGAAAAGATAATGGCTGAAGGCTCTAAGAACTCATGGAAAGATGAATTCTGGACAGTTATTTTAGCAATACCTTTAGTGATGTGCTTTATCCCTGCAACAGTTCCATATATCAGAGAGGGCTTTTTGGTTCTCGAAACTATGCCGGAGTACTACCGATACTGGCTAGGTTTAGCGATAGGCGCTGCATTTGCGGTGCGTCAATTTAAAAAATAAACACTTATGAATCACATTAGAACCCAGCCACTTTATCAAACACTAAAGCAATATCGCATTCTTGCTATTTGCTCAGTGATGTTCATCGGCTGGCTAATGGTTGATCTATTAGATTGGTGCAAAACAACGGCTGAAACATTATCCGCTGAAGCTTCTGCAGGGCTGTTTGCTTTTTTAGCAGCATTACTTGGCGCGTTCGTTAAAGCATTAAACAACGTTAGAGAGAAGCATGAAGAATAATATGGATAACGAAATAAATTTTGAAAAGTGGGCTTTATCCATTTTAGCAGCCGTCATTATATTGATCTTGGGTTGGGTTGGCGTAACAGTCAATCAAAATCAACTACAGTACGCACGTATCGAAGAACGTTTGGCTAATCAATCAGTGTTGTTAGTGAGTTTGCAAAACAGTGTTGGTGATGCAACCAAGTGGCGATCAAAAATAGAGCGTGACATTGCGTTAATTGAGCAACGTGTTAAGTCTGTAGAACATAACGATAGGTAACTTAATCAAGCTTAAAGATTAAGTTAACGTGGAATTATGGCTGAAGAGAATGATTGGGAGAGCTTAAAAGAGGCGTTTAATAAAGCGTATAACGAAACAGGGATAGGTGTTAAAGCGTGGTGTGAAGAAAATAACATTAAATACGCTACAGCTCGACGTTATATCAAGCTAGATAGAAAGAAAAAACCACTTCCAAAAACTAAAGTAGTTGTAAAAAAAGAAACTGAGCGCGGCGTTATTCATCATGGCGGTTATTCTCAGTATTTTAATGAAAATATTACATCGTTAACTTCTGGCGCAACGCTTGAAGATGAATTGATTTTATGTCGTTCACGTATTCATATGGTCATTCATACAACTAAAGAGATTCAGCGGCGATTAAAAGACCCAGACGTTAATGTTGAGGTTGCGGCCAGCTTATATGAATCACTTTTTAAAGCTGATACAGCATTAGAAAGAAACATTGCACGAGTTGAGTCAATTACTCGAACATTATCCTCATTAAGATTAGATGATTTAAATGAAGATAAAATTGCGGCAGATACCAAGCGTAGTGTTGCTACAACAGTTAGAACTAAAGCACAAACAACACTCACTGAATTGCAAACCGAAAAAGCGCGTAAAGAGCTTGGCGGTACAAGTAAGCTTGATGAATACATTGATAACATTGTTGGCGATAGTGTTGATAAGGTTGTTGGATAGTGCACCCATCTACCGCAAAGTATAAAGAAAGCACCTGGTTAACAGAGGAAGAACGCTTTTCTCTTGATGAAACCGAACTATTTAAGCGCTGCGAAAATTATTTAGATTGCTGGTGGTGGAGAATGAACAATCTCTACATCATAGCTGATGAGAAAGGTCAGCCGGTACTTTTTAGATGTAGGCCAGCTCAAACCGTTTTGTTTTGTGTAATGTGGTACCTAAACATTATCCTTAAAGCGAGACAGTTAGGTTTTAGTACTGCAATTCAAGTTTTTATTTTAGATCATGCGTTGTTTAACAGTGATAGACAATGTGGTGTTATCGCTCAAGGCATTACAGAAGCTACTGCAATATTTGCCAGTAAGATTTTATATCCCTATGTTCGTTTACCCTCTTGGTTAAAAACGGGTAAACGAGCTGTTACTTCTAAAACATCAACGAGTATTTATTTTGCGAATGATAGTTATGTGCGTATTGCTGTTAGTTTTCGCTCTGGCACATTGCAAGTACTTCACGTTTCAGAGTACGGAAAGATCTGTGCAGCATTCCCATTACGTGCAGACGAAGTTCAATCAGGTTCACTTAACGCGATTCATGCCGGTTCATTACTTTTTGTTGAAAGCACAGCCGAAGGTGCTACCGGTAACTTTTTTGATATGTCGGTTGAAGCTATGGAACTGCTTGAAGCAGGGTTATCGCTGACGCAACAAGATTTTAAGTTTCATTTCTTCCCGTGGTTTGATGATCCTAAATACGTACTGCAAGTTCCACCAAGCGGATTAAAGCTCACCAAACCACAAATTAAATATTTCACCGCTGTTGAACTAGCGATGAAAGTAACACTTAGTGATGAACAGAAAAACTGGTATATCGCTAAAGAAAGAACACAAAAAGGCAAGATGAAACAAGAGTTTCCATCTACGCCAATGGAAGCGTTTTTAACATCTGGACGCAAAGTTTTTGACGCTGATGATTTAATGCGCGTTGAAAGCCGATGTACTAAGCCGCTGCTTGTTTACGATGTTGATCCAAATACAGGTAAGCGCAAAAAAGTTAATGATAAGGTCGATTTAAAATCTAAAGCCGCAGATAAGTTAAACATGGCTGCAAGTGGTTATTTGCTCGTTTGGGAATTACCCGACGAAGATGAAGATTACGCGCTTGGTGCTGATGTTGCGGAAGGCTTAGAGCACGGCGATAGAAGTTCATTTGATATTGTTACTAAGTCTGACGGTAGGCAAGTCGCTCACTGGTTTGGTCATTTAGATACCAAACGTTTCGCTAAATTAATTGCGCACGTTGGCGAATGGTACAACTTTGCTTTTGCTGGACCGGAAAGAAACAATCACGGTCACGCAGTATTGCAAGAGCTTGTAGATATTTACCCTTCTTCTCGTATTTATCACGAAGAATATATTGACCAAGAAGATAAAGACAACGAAAAAGGCGGCAAGGTTGGTTGGCATACGTCAGCGCAGTCTAAGCCAATTTTAACGGGCTCTTTTGAAGATTTACTTGCTAATGATACTGACGGCCTTAGATGGCGCGGAACGTTAGCAGAATTAAACATATTTGTTTATGACAAAAAAGGTCGCATGGGCGCTCAAAGTGGCGGTTATGACGATCAAGTTATGAGCTATCTAATAGCACAAGAAATGCGAGTAAGAATGCCTAAACGTCGAATTATTGATGATTCTAATGCCCCGTTTAACCCTAATCACTGGATGGCCCGTTAATGGTTGATCACGTTAAAAATAACAAAGATGGTTTTACCCTTAGACAATTATTAGATCTAATGGGTGCTATCGATATTCAACCAGACTGGCGTAGCCCTGCATCAATTGCGTGTGCTTATTATGACGGCGATCAGCTTAGCGACACGATAAGAAACGTATTGCGTGAACGTGGACAACCTGAAATCGTTCATAACATGATTGGTCCTACTATCGATGGCGTGTTAGGTATGGAAGCGCGTACTCGTAATGATTTATTAGTAAGCGCTGATGATGAAGATGGCGAAGAGTTAGCTCAGGCTATCAATGAAGAATTTAAAGACGCTTGGCGTTTAGCTAATGCTGATAGAGCGTGTTCAGATGCGTATGCTGCACAATTAAAAGCTGGTATGGGTTGGGTTGAAGTCACTAGAAATCCTATTCCTTTTGAGGCTAAGTATCGTGTTAAGTATGTACATCGTCGAAATATTTGGTGGGATTGGCATTCTACTGAAATAGATCGTGGTGATGCGCGTTGGAAAATGCATAAGAAGTGGGTTGATCTTGATGAAGCTATTGCCACTTTCCCTGATCATAAAGCTGTTTTAGAAAACACTGTTAATGAATGGGTTGATTTTGCTAATACAGAAGATTTTGAAGGGCAAGATCCTAATCTTCATGCTGCATGGCATGAGTATGACACATGGGATAGAGCACAATCAGAATGGTTAGACACTGAGCGTAAGCGCGTTTTACTGCAAGTTGTTCAATATAAAGTATGGAAACGTGCTCATGTTATAAAACTATCAAACGGCCAAGTGCTCGAGTACGACAAAGATAATATTATTCATGTTGCTGCAGTTGAAGCCGGCAAAGTTAAAGTTGAATATGCCGCATTCCCTAAAATGCGTGAAGCATGGTTTGTTGGTCCTCATCGCATTGTTGATAGAGCAAGTTTAGCGCCTGATGGTAAAGACTCGCTTGTTGCTTTCGTTGGTTATCAAAAAGATACCAGCGGTGAGCCGTATGGTTTAGTTTCTCGAATGATACCGGCTCAAGACGGTATTAATGCGCGTGTTATTCGATTAAATTTCTTACTACAAGCGCGTAGAATTATTGCTGATGATGATGCGACAAACTTAAGTGAAAGACGTTTAAAAGAAGAAGTTGAAAAACCTGATGGTTATATTCCATTAAACCCTGATAGAAAAAATAAAAATTCTATATCTGATGCGTTTAGTGTTCAAAATGATGTGGGTATTGCTGCA